GCTCCGCGGCCGGCCAGCGCCGTCTTCATGTTGTTCCAGTCGCTGTACGGGTTCAGCGCCGAGTGAAACCAGATGATCGCGCCGCGCTTCTGACCGTGGCAGAGCGCCGTGTACGGCATCGTGCCCTTCGGCAGGCCAGGCACGTTCACCGTGTCGGCCAATAGCTCGCTCTTCAGCGCCAGCTGGAACCTGCAGCCGGCGATGAACTCCTTCACCGCGGGCGTGAACCCGGTCACCGGCGTGAACGTCAGCAGGAACAGCCCGTTCCTCGTCACCAGGCGGTAGCGCAGCGTCTCGATCCAGTCCAGCGGCACCAGCTCGTCGCACCAGATCATGTCCAGCTCGCCACCCTCGATCACCTTCCGGTCCTGGCTGTAGTTCAGAAAGAAACACTGGCTGCCGTTCGGCAGCACGAACGTGTTCTCCGAGAATCCGTTCTTCTGCGTGTAGCTGATGTTCGTGATCTTCGTCTTCCGCAGCCGCTGCCACTCGGGCGGCAGGTACTTGAAGATCACGTTCTGCTGCATCTGAATCGACGACATGTTCGTCGTGTGCAGGCACCAGACCCGCGCCGCCTTGTTGGCCACCAGCAGGTTCACCACCCTCTTCGCCGCGTACTCCGTCTTGCCGGCGCGATTGCCGCCGTTGATGAGCAGCTCCCGGTGCTTCAGCAGCAGCTTGTCCGCCTCCTTCCAGTGCTTCGGCTCGTAGCCGTTGCGGTACGGGTCGCGCTGCTCGCGGATGATCGCCTCTTCGCGCAGCCGCATCCAGTGCGTCACGTAGTCGATCCCCTTCTCCGCGATCAGCGCACGCAGGTCATCCTCGCTCGGCGCCGTCATCACCGGATGAGGCGTCGGCTTGAACCCGGCCGCGGCCTGCGCCGGCTCCGCCTGCAGCACCGCGCTCACTCGTCGTCGCCCTCCGGCGCACTCGAGGCCGCCATGAACAACAGTGCGCCCGTCACCACCAGCGCCACCGCCGTGAACCGCATCGCCCACAGGTCCCAGGCCACGCCCCCGCTCACGATCAGGCTCACGCCCACCGCCGCCACGATCACCCGAGCCTTGCCCTCGTCGTCGTTCATGGCGGTCACCACTTCCCAGGGAACCGCGGCTGCCGCGCCGCCAGCACGATGTTCCCGTACTTCCGCACCGGGATCAGCATCCGCGGGTGGAAGTTCGTCGCGTCCTTCACCCGGCAGATCACCTGCTTGCCCTCGAACTCCACCAGGATGGCCTTCCGGTTCGCGAACACGTTGCTCACCACCAAGGCCTCGTCCGCCGTCCACCAGCCCGGCCGGCCATGCTCCAGGATCAGCCCGTTCTGCGGACCCCGCGGGATCTGGTCGTCAGGGATCCGATGGCCAACCGCCACCGCCGGCGCATCCGCCGCTTTCGGCGTCTCGGGCAGGCCAACCACCAGCCCCAGCGCATCCAGCCCCTTCTGCGTCCACCAGATCGCCTTCGGGCGGCCCTCCTTCAGCCAGTGCTCACCCTCCACCAGCTGCCGGCGCTTCACCGCCAGGTCGGCACGGCTCAGGCCAAATCTCGGGGCCAATTCAAGCTCGCGAATCATGGGCATTTTGGAGAAAATTTTGCGGTGAGGGAACCCGTCGCGCCCCCCGCCGGCCGGGCGCCGGGCCACCCCCCCCGCCCCCATGGCGCCGCGGCGGCTCGAGCGTCAAAAAACCCCCGAAAAGCGAGATAACTCTCTGACCACCAGCGACTTCGGGATCTACTTAACATAATAGCGATTGTGCACATCAACTGTCGGAACCTGCTGATGCGGTGGCGGTTACGTTAATGACGTCCGCTTCGGGGCGCTGCGTCAGTCTCAATAAGGCCTCCTTGACCGCGTCGGGGTCGACCTTGACCCGGTGCTCGACGACGGAAACGGCCGGTTCGCCGGCCAAAACCTGCGATTTGTCGATGATGATCCCCAGCGCCACGGATAACCCCGGTATCTGGCTCGGCTTCACTTCCTGCTGCTCGAGCTGAGAAAGCCCGCGCTCGATGGTGGCGGCGGTCTTGTTGGCCAGGTGCTGGAGCGTGCCGAGCATGTGGCGCTTGAACAGCTCCGGTTCGCGCTCGAGGAGCTGGTCGCGGATGATGGCCACGGTGCCGGCGCTTGAGCCGGTGTCGACGGCGGTGCGGACGATGCCCTGGCCCTTGCGGAGGAGATCCTCAATGGCCTTGCGCTTCTCCGGCGAGATGTTGGCGGCGGTGCGGGCCTTCATGTCCGAGCCGGAGGCCAGGCGCTGGTCGACGGTTTGCAGCTGCACGCCGTCAACTTCTGCGCGGTCCACCTCGGTCTGGCTCGGTCCACCCATGTGGCTTTTGTACCGAGCGAAAAGTTTTGAGTCTAGTGGGCCAGGTGACGGAACCGCGGCACTTGTGCGGAAGTGCCGGGGTATCGTAACACGCGGCCGATTTCCCGCCGCTGCGTTCGATTTGGCGGGCGTTGAGCGGGCCAGCGTACGTTTTGCCGTACGGGAGCGGTAACGCGCCTTAAATCGATCCCAACGGCGCTTTTGACGTCATCCACGGGTGTTTTCGTTGTTTCTCACGTAGACCATCACCTGGGCGCAGATGCCGCCCGAAGGGGCGGCAGTCTTCTGCGCCCTCAGTATTCTTTAGAATACCAGCCCCCTTCCTTAGCCCCCCAAAATCATCCTATCGTCATCCTATCGTCATCCTCTGGCCTGCGGACGCAAAAAACCCCGGCTGGTCATGCCGGGGTGGAGGGTGCTTGCGGTTTTGGTTTTGGAGGTCGGCCGCCCTTGGCACCGTTGCGGCGTGCGGCCTCGGCTTTAGCGTCGGACTTGACCTTGCCGCCGGCCAGGCCGCCGAGACGACCCAGGGCGACGGCGGCGGGGTTCTTGGGTTGTTCGGTCATAAAGTTAGGCGGCAAACTTGGCCTTCAGTTTGCCCGGTTAAATCCCTCGCGCCGTGTCGCGCTCGTTTTGCGCGATGGACTCGGCCCACTGAGCGAGCTGCTCCCACCGGCTTGCGATGAAGTAGCCGTCGACGGGGTATTCGTGCTCCTCGAACACATAGCCAGCGCGGTCCATGCTGCTTACAAAACCCTGCACGTCCGCCGTTGACCACGGATTTGATTTCCGCGTTTTGCGGCTCCACGCGAGCTGCGCCATTGTTTCGGCGTGCTGGAGGACTGCGGTGGAGGTCATGGTCGTTGTTTTTGGGTTGGTTGTTGCTGAACGTCCCCAGAGAAAACCCAAACCGCTTTGGGTTACAAGCCCAAAGTGTAAAAAAGTTCAGCTGCTGATCTGCTGCACCAGCTCGTTGTGGCTGGCCCTCAATCTGTCGACCAGGTGCTGCAGCTGGCCCATCTGGTGGCGCAGTGAGGCCACTTCCGCGGCCATCCTGCTGCGATAGGCGGCCTCCGACTCCTCGGGGGTATGCTCGGCACCCATCCAGGTCCGCCCGGCCTTCTGAAAGCGCAGGTGCCCCTTGTTGCGCAGGTAGTGGAACGTGCGCTTGGCCTGCTCCAGGTCGCATGCCGCCTGCGCCATGATATGGGCCAGGACGGCCGACCTGGTTGGGTCGCGGTCGTGCCGCATCGGCGGCATGGTGCGGAACTGGTCGCGGGTCATACCAGCAGCGAGACTGCGTCCTTGGGGTTGGCCCGGTTGACCTTGAACGTGGTCTTCGCCGCGTACTCCCAGCAGATGCCGGCAGAAGAATGCTGCAGCCTGATGGCGCTGGTGGGCTGGCCATCCAGGTCGAGCATGCCGGAGCGTTTGCCGCGCTTGGTGAGCGTGAACTTGAACACCGGCTCGTCGCCCTGGCGCTGCAGGACGGCAACCTCGCGTGCCCAGTTGGTGAGGTCGGCGGATCCGGCGCCTGCGTAGGCCAGGTCGCTCACGGTGCCCTTGGCCTGCTCGCCCTTGGGCGGCTTGGGCATGTGGTGGAGCCAGACCCAAACGACGCCGGTCTCCTGCAGCACCGGGTTTAGCTGGTTGCGGAGCCAGTGCGACATGAACGCCTGGTCACTGATGTCGTCGCCGGCGTAGGACAGCAGCGGGTCGGCGATCAGGAGGTCGGCCTTGTGCTTCACGATGATCGAGCGGGCGAGGCGGACGAACTCGGAGCCGGTGCGAACGGTCTCGTCGTAAAAGCGTACGTTCTGGTCGAGCGTGGCGAGGTCGGTGCGCGGGATGGCCATGCCCTGGATGACGCCGCGGAGAGCTTCGGCCATGTCGCCCTTGTCGTTCTCGGCCTGCACGAATGCGACGCGCAGCGGGCGGGTCGGGCGGATGCCGAAGAACGGGCGGCCGAGCGCGAAGGTGAGGCCGAGCTGCATGGCGAAGCTGGACTTGCCGACGCCGGACTGGCCCACGATGACAAGCGAGCCTCCGCGGCAGAGCCAGCGTTGGCCGAGGACATTGTTGGGGTCGGTGTCGGTCGGGTACTCGAGCAGCTCGGCCGGCGTGACTGGTTCGGCCAGCTCGGACTGATCGCGCCAGTCGACCCACTCGGCCCAGTCCTGGGCGCCGATGTTGAGCGCGACCAGGCGCTGCTCGGTGCCGTCGCGGCGGATGCCGGGCAGGCGCGAGAAGCGGGACGGGTTCTTGTTGGACTCGCAGGGAGCGTGATCGGAGAGGAACTCGTAGACCGAGTCGCGGCGCTGCTCCCACTCGCGCTTGTCGCCGGCGTCGACGCGCACCCAGGCGTGCAGGCTGCGCCCACCGGAGTCGATGACCGCGGCGATGGGCAGGTTGCACTGCGTGATGATGGCCAGCTGCTCGTCCTTGGGCTTGTCGTCGAACTCGATCAGCACGTGCCGGTACTGCGCGACGTTGGAGTCGCTGCCGTCGTAGCGTTCGGGCGAGGTCGGGTTGATGCGGATCCAGGCGCCCGCGGGTCGGTCGTCGAAGATGTCGTTGGTGTCTCCGGCGAAGTGTTCCTCGAGCCAGCGGCTGACGGGCATGAAGGTGCCGGAGTTGGCGGGGAACCACTTGTCGCGCTCCTCGTCGTGGCGAGCCTCGGTGGCGATGCAGACCCAGTCGGTCGGCAGGAAGAGGGAAGTTAGGAACTTCCGAGTGGCTTCATAGCCGGCCGGCATGTCGTGCACGGGTGCCGGGGCGGCGGTGCGCTGCACGATGAACTTGCCGGAGGGGCTGACGCAGCTGGGCCGGCGCGGGCCGTCGTTCGTGAGCAGGAACCCGGCGGGCTTGTCGTGCGGCTTGCGGATCGCCTCGTCGATCTTGTGGGCCAGCTCGCGCTCGGACCAGGGCGGCCGGCAGCCGGCGTTGTATTCGCGCAAGAGTGACAGCGCCTGTTCGCGGGGGAGAGAAAAGCCGTGGCAGAGCGCCACGGCTACGGTGTAGGTCTGGGAGTGTCCTCCCGCGCCTGAGATGGCCGGAGGGCAGGTCGCCAGGTATCGCCTGGCTCGGTCGGTGACGGTCATGCTGTTGTTGTCGTTGTAAACGAGTGCAGGCTGTTTTGATCCAAGGCGTAGGTCGGCCCGTACCCCAAATTGGTGAGGTTCTTGTCGCAGATGAGTTCGCTTCTATATGCCCAGCCGACGAAGCGAGTTGAGGTGTCCTGCACGATGCCCAAAACAAATACGTCGACGTCTTCGTGCTTCTTTTTCGCCGTGGCTAGCAGCCTTCCGTTTGGCCTGGTCGTGGCCTTGATGTCGACGCGCTCGTTTTGCGTCACGTTATCGTACGATCCAGCTCTAGGTGAAATCGAAACGTCGAAGTAAACATTCTTCCACTTTGCCCAGGCGATTTCCGCGATGATTCCGATCAGATCCGTTTCGTCGTCTGATTGCGGTCCCATCTTAGCATTGGCCACCGCGTTCGCCCGGTTCGCAATCATGCGCAGGTTGGCAAAGTTTTTTGCGGCCAACATTTCGTATGGGTTAAGTTGCACGGTCATGTGGGGAGTTGTTTCTCGAGCTTGTGCAGGTGGATGACGATGGACTGCAGAGTGGTGACCAGGAACGCCAGGTGGCCCTCCTCAAACTCGTCGTCGTTGAGGACGGACTCGATGGCCACGACGCTGCGGATCAGCAGCTGGCGCTGGTCCGCGATGATGCGATCACGTTCTGCGAGTGCGTCTTTTACCATCGGGGAGGGTGACCTTGCGGCGGATCTCGTCGTCGCTGGGGAGCGGCGGCTTCCGCTTGAAGATGCGGTCGTAGTTGCTGCGGTACTGCTCGCTGAAGCAGTTTCTGGGTGAGTCGCCCTTGCCGTTCATGGGTCGATGCAGGAGCGGACGTCGCCGATTTCGCGGCGAATGTGCTCGGCGAGAGCCTCGACGGTCTTGTAGTCGTGCCCGTGCTTGATGACCGAGCGAAGGTGCTGGTCGATGTCCTCGAGGAGCGCCCAGGCCGCGCCGGCGTGCACCGCCTGCAGGTGCTCGGTGCGTTCCTCGGGCAGAGTGAACTCGAGCGTGGCCTTCACGGCTGCGCCTCCTTCTTTGCGGCGCGAACTGCATCTAGCGCGGCGGTGATGGCCTTGATGCGCTTGAACGGGTCGCCCGGTTCCATCATCAGCGCGTGCTTCAACCCGACTTCCGCAGATGCTAGCGCCTCCCGCAGCTCGGCGTTCTCATTCTGCCCCGCGCAGTCGGTGCCACCGCACGTGCATTCCCAGTTGGTCTGGTTGTTCACTCTGGCCAGCTCATTGCGCAGCTCCGCGTTCTCGGCCTCGAGCTTGTCGAGCTTGACTCGGTACTCCACGCAGGCGGCCAGGCACTTGTTGATGTCGCTCATGCGTTGCCCTCCTTGCGGCGCAGCGTCGCGGCGCGGATGCGCTTGGCCATGAACTGATCGTAGCCGTCCGAGATCTCTCGGTAGAGCTGCATGGTGGATACGGTCTTCGCGACCGGCCGGCGCTCACGCTTCGCGAGCGTGGCCCGCTCCCACTTGTACGTGTTGCTCTGCCTCTTCATGCGGCGGCCTCCGGTCTCACGCCCGACTGCGCCCACTCATAGCAGATGAGGTAGCCGTGCGCGTCCACGATGTTGTCCGCCTTGTGGGCGTGAACTTCGCGGGCGAGCTTAAGGCCGACCATCATCAGGATTGCCTCTTGCGCCGTGATGTCGCGCTTGAGGATCGGGTGCAGGAGACCGCTCCAGATCTTGGCCACCTTGGCGTAGTCGTCCGCCGGGTTGCCGTAGCTGGCGTTGCGGTCGCCGAGCACCAGTTGAATTGCGGTGTCGGCGTGCGTCACGTTCCTCCTCCTTTCTTCGCCTCGACTTTCTCAAAGGCCTTCATGCCTTCCTTCAGCAGTTCGATGGACGCCCAGATCTTTTCGCCGTCCGGTGCGTGGCAGGTGCCGATGTAATTGGGCCGGCGCATCAGGCCTTCCTCGTTGGTCTCCACCTTGTCGAGCATCGCGAACAAGCCGGTGGCGCCCTGGTGCATCTTCGCGGCAGCGTCGTGTAGCTTCTTCATGCGACTGCCCTCCGCTTGTAGTAACTGACGCGAACGCGAAGGCGCTGAATCATGACCTTCTGCTTCTGCAGCTTCTCGGTCAGCGCGTGGATCTCCGACTGCCAGGGCGCGTCGCACCTCGGCTTCTCGTTTTCGTGCGAAAGGTCGACCAGCCTCTGCTGCAGGTCTTCGACCTGCTGCAGGTGCTCGGCGGCCTGCTGCTTGATGGCGGTGTTGAGCCGCGAGGGCCGGACCAGCATGAGGTCAAGCCGACTTAGGAGTTTGTTGATCGTGTTCATGGGAAGAAAACGGGTGCTTGCCGGCGGTGATGTTCCAGATCGTCGCGTGGCTGCGGTTAAAGCGTTCCTCGAGCTGGGGGCGTGTAACGGATCCGCTGCGCCAGAGGGCCAGAATCTTGTCGTGCTCCTCCTGCGTCATGAGGCGGCGCTGCTGCATCTTGAACGTGCGCGGAGGACGCACGGAGCCTGGTTCATGGACGGTCTCGCTCTGCTTGGCGTATTTCTCGAACAGGTACTCCACCGCCCGCATCACCTCGGAGGCCGGGTGCTCGCGAAGAGGTCGAGTTGGACTTCTGTCGAGGGGATGGCGTGGGGACATGGGAAGGCGGAGTTGATGAGCTGCACGACCATTCGGTCCCAGCAGCGCGGGCAGTATCCGTCAGGCGGCGGCGGCGGTCTCTCGGTTGAAGGTGACGCTGTATCCAAGTTTCTTGTATGTCTTCCAGCGGGCGAACCACTGGCTGTGGGCCAGCCCGGCGCCGCGGTCGTTGAAGTCGTGAACGGTGCCAAACTCCTTGCCGGCGTGCGGGCGCATCACGCGGCCGGCGCGCTGCTCGATCTTGCCGGCGGAGCGCCCGCCGGAGGCGAGGACGAGCACCGAGGCCCGCGGCACGTCGAGGCCCTCGTCGGCCAGGCTGGTCGCGATCATGCAGCGCAGCGTGCCGTCGCGGAAGGCGTCGATGGCGGCCTTGCGCTTCGCCTTGCCGAGCCTGGCGTGGACGAGCTGTGAGCCAGGGATCCGTTCCTGCAGCTGCTCGCCGTGCTCAACGGTCGACACCAGCACCAGCACCGAGCCCTCGGAGCGCGTGGCCAGCTCGACGATGCGGTCGTTGCGGCCGGCGTTGGCGCGGATGGCCTCCGCGGTGAACTGCCAGCGTGCGCGGCGCTCATGCTCGGCCGGATCCAC